ACGGTCCGGAGGTAGGTTTGTGTCGAGTAAACAACCAGCAGACACCAGCACTAAGCTGGTAAACAACCAGCAGGGGGTACCAGCAGAACCAGCTACTATTACTACTACTACTACAACTACAACTACTAAGAAGAATAAGGCATCTAAGCCTACGGCTTATACGCGCTGCGTCGAAGAGTACTTCATTCTGTACCAGGAGCAGTCTGGCGGCAGAAAGCCCCGATGGGGCGGAGCTGCGGGTAAGAACTTGAAGCAGCTACTCAAAGAGCACGGCGAGTCAGAAGTACTTGCCAGAATGCGCTTCATGTTTGACGGGGAAAGCTGGCTTAAGCCACCCTATACGATTTCAAGCTTGTTCCGGAATTGGGATGCGCTGATTCCGACGCAGATACGAGACAAGAAAAGCGTGAGTGGTGACGATTTGCGCGATTTAGCAGCAATACTCAAAGAACGGGGGGAGTAAATGAAAGCACATCGGACAACATCAACTTGGTCAATCGACGATTCAAAGCAGGGATATAAAGAAGTGTTCCAGTACTGGCACTGGTACGACTGCGGGAAATGCGGGGACCACTGGGAGATGTGGGATTTTGACGAAAGCGGAAAAAGTATTTATTTCTGCCCCTGCTGTGGGCAAAAAGGAGAGGTGACATATGAAGCGCTCGGAAGTTCTGGAAATAGTTGCAGCACTGAGGGACAGGTTCCCGAAAGCGAGCAAGGAGTTTAGCTCTCGCCATGCTGCCGCTTTCTGTGAAGATTTGGTTGACCTCGACTTCGGCATCTCTCTCACTGTTGTCCGCAAAATTGCGGCTTCGAGCCCATTCTTTCCGAGCATCGCGGAATTTAGAGAAGCCTATGCAGACCTTGCGGCGCCGACCATGGATGCCGACGAAGCGTGGGCGGCAGCAAAGCGACACGGCCACGCAATCGCCTGGGGGCGACACAAGACAAGCACAGCGACAGACATTCACCCGGCCATAGAGGACGCTGTAAGGGGGCTCGGCGGCTGGCGGGAGCTTGGACAATCTACAGACAAAATGGCCGACAGAGCCCACTTCATAAAGCTGTATGCGATTTCACGAAAACGACATAGAGATAAAGTGATTGTTCAGCCGTTGATTGAAGACACTCAAAGAAAACTTTTAGGGGGAAAAATTGCAGAAAAAGAAGAAAAGTCAGGGGACGCGAAAGATTCGAGCGAAGAATCCCAAAACGTTAGGCGACTTGGTCGGCGGTGATTGTTGTGTTGTTTTGTACAAGGGCAAGCCGGAGGAAGTGCAAGTTGGGTTTGCTATTGGGGGGTCTATTTTTGTGAGATTGCACGATTGCGAAGCCGACCAGTTAATTTCTATGGGCGAAGATGAACCATTTTTAGAGCTTACATATGAACAGCCGGGCGGAATGGCCCGGGCAAGACGTACTGTGCTTGACGGTCGAGAGTACAGCGGTGACCCATTACTAAGAGAGGAAAGAAGATGAAAAGAAAACAGTTAAACGTTGAAGATTTTGAAGTAATTCCGGAGGGCGACGTCCATCACCCGGTTTGGCAAGCGGCGTATGGCGCGTCGGTTACAAATGAAGCGTTGGATAATAAAACGTTTTTAGACTGGCATTATGGCGCGATGGAAAAAGCAGATGCGGCTTATGCGGCTTATGCGGCGATGGGGGGCGTAATTGTTAAGAAATCAAAGAAGCGAAAAGACGAACCTAGCTACCAGTTTGGGCAAGTCACTGTCGAGAAAGAGACAGAAAAAGCCATTCTCGTGATTTCTCCGGGCCAAGACCGTGAAAACGGTACTTGGGTGCCTAAGTCGCAGATTCACCAAGAATCAGAGGTTGAAGGGGATGGCGATGAAGGTATTTTGTATGTAACCCAATGGTACGCAGAGCAGAACAATTTAATGAAATCGACGACAGATGACCGGGTCCCGTTCTAGTAAAAAGAAATTCATGGCAAAGGGGCGCATCAAGCGCCCTGGCGTTATGAATAAACTAGAGCTTCGTTACTCGGAATATCTTGAAGAGCTTCGTTTAAAGGGGGAAATCTTGCGCTGGGATTATGAACCGGTAAAGCTACGGCTTGCTAAAGGCACGTATTATACACCAGATTTTAGAGTTCAAAAAAATGATGGTACAATTGAGTATCATGAGACTAAAGGTTTTTGGAGAACGACGGGGCGCGTCAAGATTAAATGCGCGTCTGAAACTCATAACATTTACAGATTTATCGGCGTTGAGTGGAAGAAGAAAGAGTGGATTTTTGAGTATTTCAACGACTAGCATTTTTAGAGAGCTGGGGATTTTATTATGTTTAGTTATATTATTTGCGTTGCTGCGCTAATGGAAAGCTTCCCTTCCGGAGCTTCGCAGGGATACTTAAAAAAACTGGGGAATGATTATCCGGAAAGAATGAATGTTTGTCAGCGTGTCTATGAGGCAGCCGAAAAACACGAAATTGAGCCCGAAATTCTTGTGAGTATCGCGTATCAAGAAACAGCCATGCGAGGATGGCTCGTTGGCGGAGCTGGCGAAAAAGGCCCCCTTCAAGTGATTCCTAAATATTCGTCTAAAAAGTGCAAGAAGAATTTCAAGAAATGCGACTGGATTTCCGAAGGCGCCATGATTTTTAAGCGATGGCTAGCAATTAAAAAAAGTTTGCCGAAAGCGCTGATTCACTACAACGCTGGTAATATTTCAAATCGAAAAGCTAGGGCCTATTCCCGAAAGATAATGAAGCGCATATATAAGTTAAGGCTCATTATGAAACACGCTAGCCTACAAACAAAATCACAATTATTACACTAGATGAGATAATTGCTATTATTTCCCTGAGTACAGATAAAAAAATCCCGGCAAGCACTGTCATACTTACCGGGGGACCAGAATGTCCGAATGGCTAGAAACAAACAACTCTGGCGAAAGGTGGTTATATTTTAATCGTTTTTTTCTGCGATTTTCCAGCACAAAAATAGGATAACACTAAAGACCAGCAAAAATAAGCTTGGGATATTTTGCGGGTGTAAGAAAAAGTCAATTAACTTGGACATATAGCGACGCGGTTAGCATTATTGCAGTGTTAGAAAAAAAGGTTCTATAGTCTGATTCTTCGTGAAATGTTCTTTTCATCCAATCATCAGCGGCGAGGATGACTAACTCTCGTTCTGGTATTTGCCCGATTTTGTGCTGGAAATGGGTATCTATATGGTGTTGGAGCTCTTCAATTTCTTTTTTTAGTTCATCGCTCATAGTGATTCCCCTTTTTTAACTGTTTCTAAATGCACTTTGACGCAATTTTCTTTTTCAAGCAATTCAAGCTCAATAGGAGCAGCGATTGTTAAGCCGGATTCGTTTAGGTGGCGTTCTATAATTTCTTGTAATTGGTCGATTTCAATTTGTATAAACATGACAGTGACCTTTCTTTTTAAAATATTTCCGTCTCATTTTGAAACATAATATCCGCTTCGTTTGAGGCTTCCTTTTCATCATTTGTTGATATTTTGTAAAGCCCCTCGAATCCGTTTTCACTGTGTACAGTGAACCAGTAACAGTTATGGAGTTTATAAAGAGAACACGATACCTCTGTAAAATTGATTGCGATTGTGTCCCCGTGCCAATTCCATTGCTCCACTCCCCTGTGCCCGTTGAATTCTTCCACGGGTTCAAGGTCTAAGAGCTCGTCTATCTTATCAAAATCTGGGTGGTTGCTCTCAATATGCAGTACGCTCGCCATCATGAAACCCCCATGATGCTACAGAAAAGAGTTATGGGGAGTAGGCTTGCTAGTAGTATTTCGATTTTCATTTTGACAGTACCTTTCTTTTTTGTCCGATTACTTGGTCGATGTAATTCTGCGGAGTGCGGTATCTATATGGCTATCATCGAGGCCGGATGCGTATAGTTCTCTGTAAAGGTCTCCGGTATGATGAAAGAGAGTCCATCTCATTGCCATCATTGTTTTAGAGCGGTCGCGGAAGTATGTTTTCCATTCGTCGAGTGATAGCTCACTATCAGTTATGACAACATCGATTGCGGATTTAAGCTTTGAGTATTGCTCTTTCGTGATTTTCATTTTGACAGTACCTTTCTTATCCAATTACAGTTACTTTGCCGCTATAACCAAGAGCTTCGCAGATTGACGTAAGAGCTTCGCGTACAACGCTCGTTCCTCGGCCATCAGCATCAATCGTCTCAATTCCGGCGCTTTCGCATGCACGCGCAAAAGATGCGCTTTTCTTGCAGTATCCGCCACCGCCCGCAGTGCCGTGACCGGCAACAGAAATATTTGCTCCGCTTACCCAGATTGAGCAATAAACCTTAGAAGCGGATTTGCTGCGTCCCATGTACCAGCGCACGGTAACGGGATTCTTAATTTCTCCGTCATGGATGAGGACGGCGTTAAATTCTTCTACTAACTCTTTTTCGTTAGCTAGATTTTTAGCGTTAGAGATAGTTTCGTTTTTGAATGTCGTCGTCATTTGAACAGTGCGCTTGATTTCGATGTCGCCTGCTTCAAAAACAAGTGCGCTGCCGTCGTCAAACGTCCAAGTTCGGACACCAGCGCTGTAGTCGTCTTCGCATTCAGCACCTTGAACGGTGCAAAGGGTTGTTAGTTCTGGGTGATTTAGGAGATATAAATCGGCTTGAGTTTGGATGGACATGACAGTGACCTTTCTTTAATCAGTATTCTTGCTCGACTTGTTTATAGTGACATAAACTCAACCGGATTACAAGCGGTATTTATGCAAAAACGACATATTGTGTGGATTTATTTATCCGTGAACACAAGTACACGTAAACATTAGTTAACGGCGCCTCGCACGGTTCGCCTATATATTAATGTAATGGATGACTCCAGGCCATGTTCGCACGGTAGCAGCGATTCAAAAAGGCTGAGAAAGGGGCTGTGTTGGGGTCCCACATATCATGCCAACTTTTTATGCCCTAACCCTTTAAAATGACTATACTTTTCCTGTGCTGGAAAATGCCGTGTGTGAAAAAACGTTAATGTTAACGTATGTTCACGTGAATGATTACAGACACTTGTGAATGAGTGTTCACACGTAATCTTGGCACGCTTATTGACTCACGCTAAGTACACGTAATCACTAGGGGGTACCCCCCCGATTGAAGTTGGCATACTTTTCGTCTCCCCCACACAAATTGCACACCCGAAAACCGTTTAGCGAGCGAGGAGAGGAAAAGCGAGGAGGGAGGACAGCGAGGCTGGGAGAAGCTGTACTCGTAAACTAATGTATGGACACACCTCCAAACCTTTGTCAAGGAGCCCGCTTACACTTACACCCGACTTTCTCAGCAAACCCCCATTTTTATCATACATGTCGCACCCATATGTGAACAGAAATTCATGGTTTATTTGCATATGCTCTGAGCCCTATGATATATGTGAACAACTGGTCACACCAGGGAGGGGTTCGTGGCAAAGAAACGGAACACGATATATCTGGACGAGATTACCGAGCAGACACTTCGATTACAGAAGCGAACGCTTGACCGTCTAGAGCAGTGGTCCGACCAGCTCGATGAGTCCCCCGAACAATTCGATGCGGACTTTGCCAAGGAATTAGCTTCAGTTACCCGTGCCCTTGCTACAGTTTTGAAGGAGGCGCGTGCGATTAATAAGGATAACGCCGCAGCTACCGCAAAATTAGGGCCGACCGAAAAGCGTAAGCTCTTGGTTGATTGGTTTGAAAAACAGCCGTATGAAGTGAAGCGGTCCCTTCTTTGGGAAATGACCCAGCTATGCAATGCGTCACGGGTGGATGGAAAAAGCTCCTGATGCACCACGAAGCGGTGATTGGATATCGCGATGCCGCTCCTGATGATATGCGATTTGTGCGGCATAGTTGGGTAGAGTCATACCGAACCTCTCATTATGCAGGCCCCATCCCAATGCGTGACTATTTCCGCATATACCACGATGTGGTGAAACGTTTAGTGGCGCGAGAAGACTCGCATGTCATGGTCGCCTTCAACCCGCAGTACGAATCCCAAATTTTTGGGTTCGTTGCATATGAGCGAGGGTTTTCGTTGCCACTAGTTAATTATATCTATGTGAAGGAGGATTTTCGGGAGCTGCCCACAAAAGACAGCACCTTTAAAGAAGGACTCGCCACAATGCTACTACGGGAGATAAATATCGACCCGAAGAAGCCATTTTACTACACCTTCAAAACCGGAGCATGGGCGTGGCTCACAAAACGGAGCGGTCCATTTTCCGGAGGAGTATTCCAACCCCTTTTGGCTCGCTTTGAGAAGCGTGAAGCCGTAGAACACGAGAAGCAAGAAACCCCAAAAAAGAGAGATAGAAAATGCGCGTAGAGACTGTTTCATTTGTCACCCGAGTTCGATTGCCCGACGGAAAGCACGAAACCACGATTTCGATGCAGAATAATCATCAGAAACTGAGTTATGAGGTCCAGGTAGACCCAAAGCAACAACTCGTAAATGTAAGCTCCATCAGACCACCGAGATGGACCTGCCTCGTGCCAATGTCGAATTGTACGTTTATCACTCTGGCAAAATCCCAGAAAAAAGTGTCATCAAAACCATCAAAACCAGCCGAAGAAGCTCCCCGGGTTCCCGTGGTTGCTCAGCGCAGACGTGTGAAGGCTAAATAACAGTGAAAGGCACTTCCTCATACGACGTTTTTCGCGAAATTGCGAATGAGGCGGCGCTGTACTCCCCTAGTCGTGACCGCCAAAAAGCGGACGACATGAAAGCTCGACTTTTCGGGCCCCAAGTTGACCTAATTAACGATACATCTAGACGAAAAACGCTTTTATGCCCAAGACGCGCAGGAAAATCGTACTCCGCAGCCGTCTATTTAATGGCAACGTGCCTTAGTCGAACAAAAGCCAATTGTTTATACGCAACATTGACGAAAGGCTCCGCTAGAGGCATTTTATGGCCCCTTTTGAAGATGTTTTCGGAAGAATTTGAGCTAGATTGCCATTTTCACAACACGCAACTTGTTTGTACGTTTCCAGGTGGAGATAGGCGTATTATTCTAACTGGGGCCGAATCTAGGGCGGAAATCGACAAATTAAGGGGCCAACCCTACGATTTGGTGGTTATTGATGAGTGCAAATCGTTCCCAAGTGACGTTTTGACCGAATTGGTTCGAGAGGTTATCGGTCCAGCACTTAACGATACGATGGGGAGCCTTGTTTTAATGGGAACCCCCGGCTCTGTGCTAGCGGGGATTTTTTATGAGACCACAAAACCCGGCTCGACCCTTACCCGCATGTACAGAGACCGAGAAACCGCAAAAGCAAAAATGTGGAGTGGCCATTCTTGGACAATTCAAGAAAACGTCGCCCAGCCACACCTTTGGGATGCGTGCCTGGCGGATAAAGACAGCTACGGCTGGAGTGATGAGAATCCGATTTGGCAACGTGAGTATCTGGGGCGGTGGGTCTCTGATGATGATGCGTTCGTTTATAAGTACGACCCGAGTCGCAACACCTGGGAGAAAGACCCCGAATCAAAAAACGAGTTTGGGCTACCCGAAGAGCACGAATGGAAATACTTGATGGGCTGCGACCTTGGGTACGATGACCCCTTCGCGCTTGTTGTCGTCGCCTATTCCGAAACGTGTGACACCTTATACCAGGTATACGACTACAAACAGGCCAGTTTAACCGTTAGCGATATTGCGAGGGTTATCCGGGACACCCAAGTAATTTTTGGGGAGTTTGAGGTAATGGTCGGTGACCGAGGCGGTTTAGGTAAGATGGTATTGGCTGAGTTAAGCGAACGCTACGAGCTCCATATCGAAGCGGCGGAAAAAACAGAAAAACGCGACTACATCGAACTTCTTAACTCCGACATGTTTGAGGGGCGAATAAAAATACTGGAAGACTCTGAATTAGCTCAAGAAATGTGCTATCTCGTATGGGATGAGCACGGCCAAAAAGAGGATAGGGCGTGCGCAAACCATGTTTGTGACTCCTTCCTTTATACCTGGCGCTATTCGTTTCACAACTTTGCTCGTGCCTACAAGAAAGCCCCGGCAGTGGAGTCAAAGGAGTGGTGGGATGAGAGGATGCGCCAAGAGCGAGAGCTCGCCTATGAGCGAAAACGTCGGAGTAAGGGCGTAGACTATTTCCAGAAACTAGAGGCCGAGGTTGCCGATGACCTTAGTTACGAGGATACATGGCTAGAACACTAAAAGAGATGAAGGAGCTCGTGGAGTTTATGCGAGAGAATGGAGTCCTTCACTGCAAAAATGGCGATTGCGAGCTATCTATCCACCCATCTGCAATTCGGATGGAGGCTGAAGAGGTTGACGTAGAAGCAGCCGGCGACATCGTTCGATACGGAAGCGACTACGATGACCCAATGTTATACCCGGACGGCAAGGACCCGGTTGCGGAGCAACGCGAATGGTTAAAGATGAGAGCGGAGGCAACTAGGCAATGAGAAAAACGTTTTGGTGGGAAGCGAAAGATGGCGTGGTTCACGAGGAAGTCTTTTCTTACGTGGAATCCATCGAGGAGACCCAAGGCTATATCCACGAGTTAAACATTCGGAACGCACGACTTTATTCCAACGTTGACCTACTCGGGCTCGACTGGACGCTAACCCAGCGCGATTACTCACGTAAAAGCTTAGGGCGGGTTACGGAGAACTTAATCCAATCGGTTTGTGACACCGCAACCAGTGTAATTGCCGGAAATAGAGCACGGGTCACGTTTCAGACCGACGGCGCGGAGTTCAGTGTTCAGCGAAGAGCGCGAATGCTTGAGAGGTGGGTAGAGGGGAAGTTTGATGAAACAGGCTTCCACCGGGAGGCGACTCGGGCATTTCGTGATGCCACGATTTTCGGAACCGGCGTTTTAAAGATTTACGAATATAATGGCGATATTCGGTGCGAGCGTGTCTTAATTGACGAGATTAAGGTAGACGAAATGGAGTGCAGGTCTTCGGACCCTCGCCAGCTTCACCATGTTAAGTTTGTAGATAAGGAGGTCCTCAAGGCAGACTTCCCAGACTTTCATGCGGAAATTGACGAATCTACCCGCCACCGAGTTGGTCGGCATAGTGCATATCGAGACGTGGACACAAACACCGCGATATGCGTTGAAAGTTTTCATTTACCCAGCGGAAAAGACGCAGGTGACGGCAAGCGTGTTATCTCAATCGACGGCGCCACCCTTCTAGTCGAGGAATACACCAAAGATTACTTTCCGTTCCTGTTTTATCGCTGGAGTGAACCGGTTTGTGGCTTCTACGGGCAGGGATTGGCAGAGCAGTTAACAGGGATTCAACTGAGAATTAACAAGCTAAATGCATTTATCCAAAAGGCCCAAGACTTAATTGCCGTTCCTCGTGTTTTTGTTGATATTGCTTCCAAGAATCTCAAAATGCAAATCAACAACGAAGTTGGAGCAATCATCCCCTATCGCGGAAAGCCACCCATTTTCCATACAGCTCAAGCTGTTTCTCCGGAGATTTACTCTTACAAGGAGTCTCTCTGGAGGCGAGGGTTTGAGATTGCGGGAATCTCTCAGCTTGCTGCAACATCGAGGAAGCCATCAGGACTAGAGAGCGCTGTGGCGTTGCGGGAATACAACGACATAAACGCACAAAGGTTTGCCTATAACGCGCAAGAGTTTGAGAGACTAGCTCCTACCGCAGCGGAGCGCTATATCGACATTGCCAGGGATATTAACTCTTCCGGCGGTGAATGTAAGAGCGTATTTCATTCCAAGAAGCTAGTGGAGAAGATTTGTTTTAAGAAGGTTGCCATCAATGACGGTACATTCCGAATTCGCCTAGAGCCTGCCAGTATTTTAAGTAGAACCCCGGCAGGACGGTCTCAGCAGGTAGTAGAGTGGGCGCAGAGTGGAATTATAGACACCGACGAAGCAAGGCGCCTCCTAAACCATCCCGACCTTGAGCGAGCTGCAGATATTAATAACGCAGCAATCGAAGACATCGAAGCAACGATTGAAGACTTGCTTGATGGGCAATATGACCCACCAGAGCCCTATCAGAATTTACCGATGGGAATAAAGAGGGTCCAACTAGCATATCTGAAGGCGCGTCGAGATGGAGCACCGGATGATATTCTGGAAAATATGCGCCGATGGATTGAGAGCGCAGAGTATGAAATGAAGCTTGTAGTACAACAAGCACAGATGGAAGCGGCAGAAGCGCAGGCAGCTATGCAGCCACCTCCAGGGCCACCACCTCCGGGAGGCCCGGCTCCAGGTGGGCCAGAGGCTCCGACTGCAGCACTAGCACCGCAGGCGCAACTGTTAAAACCAACAGGAATACCAAGCTAAGGAAAAACCCATGTCAGAGCAAGAACTAAGCCCACAAGAAGTAGCAACACCAGAGGAACGAATCCAGGCAGCAATCCAGGCGGTAACTGGGGAGCCTGCAGTGGAGGAGTCAGCAGAACCAGTAGAACCAATAGAAGCTCAGGAGGAAGCCGAGCCCGTCGAGGTTGCCGCTGATGGAGGCGAAAAGCCTGCCAACGACGACGACGACATGCCTATTACCCCAGGCGAAGAGAATATTGCCGAGTCCAGTAGACTAGCATCGCTGGCAAGGCGAGAGCGACGAGCCAGGGAACAGGCAAAAGAGCGCGAGTCTCAATTAGCTCAACGAGAAAAAGAGCTCGAAGAGAAGTTGAAAAGGGCCGAAGAATTGGAGGGCCGTATTGATGGCCTGAAAAAGCAACTTCGGTATGACCCAATAAGCGCACTCAAGGAGCTTGGAATCGAGGATGGTTATTCAGATGTCGCAAGCGCTCTTTATGATGAGGAGCTAGGGGATGCGGCGCCACCCGAGCATAAATCACAGCGCGAAATTCGCGCATTGCGTGACCGACTCGCAGAGATTGAGAACGCACAGAAGCAAAAAGAAGAGACGGCAAAGGCTGCAGAGGAAGAGAAGATTATCCTGGAGGCTCAACAAAAATATGTTGCCTCTATGGATAGTTATATGAAGGAAAAATCCGACTCTCTTACGTATGCGAATGCCCTATATAGCCAAAGCCCAGAGGATGCAATTCAAGCAATGTACAACATTGCGCGAGCTGTGGCGATGGAAGACCCGAATGGTCCGCTTCCAGACCCAAGGCAGATAGCCGAAGTTTTAAACCAAAATTTAGAGGAGACACTAGGACCGGTGGTTGATGCGCTTTACGCAGCACGACACCCAAAAACTGAAGAAATAACCCCAGTCAATAAGGAACCCGTAAGACAACAAAAAACACTGCGTAATTCGCAATCCAGGAGAACAACACAACAACCACCCGCGTTAACCGAAGAGGAGCGCGTAAAGCGCGCACTCCAGGCATTGACCGCCGGGTAAGGAGAATTAGAAAATGACTACATCAGCATATCCAACATTAACCCAGGGCGCATTCGATGCGATGCTAAAAGAACTGTATCCTGCAGGCGCGCCCGAAAACGTGGCAATGAAGCGCCACCCATTTATGTCCATGGTTAAGAAGGTGGACGACTTTGAAGGCGACAATCTGGTAATCCCAATTTACTACGGAAACCCAGGCGGTCGGTCTGCAACCTTCAACACCGCAAGGCAGAACACGAGCGCCTCCTATTCTGCAAAGTGGAACCTCACCCAAATGAGCGACTACGGCGTTATTCAGATTGATGCGCTTACCATTAGAGCATCTCGCTCAAACCGTGGCGCATTCGTAAATGCTCGCAAAACTGAGATTGATATGATGCTCAAGCAGTTGGGTAACTCAGCAGCACATGCCCTTTACCGTAATGGCTATGGCTATATTGGGCAGGTATCTGGCGAGCCAGGCACTGACACCGACCTTGTATTAACCGACGCAGACGATGCGCGAAACTTCGTAGTGGGTCAACACATCATGTGGACAGGCGCAGCGGATGGTACGAGCCCCATTGACTCCAGTAATGCTCGCGAAGTGACCAAGGTGGACGAAAGCACCGGGACGATTACCGTTGGCGCCGCGCTTCATACCGACGTTGCTGACACGAACTACATTTGGCCGGTCGGAGATGCTGGTTTAACGAAAATTACCGGGCTTGCTGGTTGGATTCCCTTGACGACACCTGGTGGAAGTGACTCGTTCTTTGGTGTAAACCGTTCGGTTCATGCAAACCGTCTTGCCGGTCAACGGTTGAACGCAACCGGTAACTCCATCGAAGAGAATATCCTAACCCTTGCCGAGAGCATTGTTCGCCAGGGCGGAGCACCAGACAAGTGCTTTATTAGCCATGGTAACTTCTCCAACCTGATTAAAGGCCTTGGAACCAAGGTGGAGTATCAAGGTGCAGGCGGAAGCGCAGACGTTGGTTTTGGTGGAGTTCAGATTCATACCTCCGCTGGCCCCGTAATGGTACACCCTGACCCGGACTGTCCTGCCAATCGTGGCTATGTTCTACAAATGGACACCTGGGCCTTGCACCATCTCGACGGGTTCCCACACATCGACACAGTTGACGGAAACAGCTCTCAGCGCATCGTCGATTCCGATGGTATCCAGATTCGGGCTCGCTACTGGGCACAGTTGGCATGTATTGCCCCAGCATGGAACGGCGTTTTCGCTATCTAATAACTAAAGGAGGCAATTATGTCTAAAACAACTCTTTACGAGGTTAATGCAGATGGGAAGGGACTCGTTATTGTAACGGGCCGCTTTTCACACCCGACCACTGTCTCGTCAGGGAACGGGTTTACTGTTGTAGACCATGCCACTACGGGCAGATACACCATTACGTTCGACGACCAATACAGTGGGTTTATTTCCTGTGTTGCCAGCATTGAGGGTAATACGGCGACGGACGTTGATGGTTGGACGGTAACCACGTCCACCTACACGGCTGCCGCCAACCCAACGCTTGAGGTTTACGTGTATCCATCCTATGACGCGGCGAATCCGACTGCTGCCGACTTGGCGGCAAACTGCTTTGTCAACTTCATTGCGGTCTTCCGTAATACATCGGTGACAACCTAATGCCGAAAGGCGCAGGAATGTTAGCTTTACTAATCGGGGGCAAAAAGCCCCCGGCTAGTTTGCTAAAAAAGAAGACGGAATCCAGGGGAGCATCCCGCGACGACTTAAGGGCTGCGGCTCGTGATTTTGCGAATGCGAAGGATGATGATGCTCGTGTTGATGCGTTATTATCCTTTCAGGAGCTCTCGCGAGACTACAACCACGAAGACTAGGAGGAGGAGATGGCTCGAACATTTACACTGTTACAGGTAAGGACTAGGGCGCGTGAGCGTGCGGACATGGTGAATAGTTCGTTTATTACGGACAGTGAATTGAACGGGTACATCTCCGCTTCTTATGCAGAGTTGTATGATTTGCTTGTACAATCAGGGCTGATTTACTTCACTCCTGGGACTCATACAATAACAGCATCCGGCAGCGAGACATATGCACTTCCCAGTGACTACTACGGGACTGTTCGGGTTGACCGACTGTCTGGCAGCGACTACATCCCCTTGGTGGAGTACATGATTACAGAAAGAACCTCCTACGAAAACAACGGGGGTTCCAACTCAATCGGTTACTCTGTTCAAGGCGCAAATATATCCCTCCTCCCCGCTCCTAGTGCGGGAACGTATCGACATATTTATATACCGGCACCTGTAGACCTAACCGCATCCGCAGATTCGACGACAATCGATGGCGTAAGCGGATGGGAAGAGTTTATTGTGGTGGATGCTGCGAGAAAGATGCTCCAGAAAGAGGAGTCATCTACGGTCGCGGTGGAGAGAGATATTGCTCGCCTTCGTGTCCGAATTGAGGAGATGGCGCAAAACCGGGCTTGGGCGACCCCTCGAAGAGTTGTGGATGTTCAAGGGGACCGCTTCGACGCGATTGATTGGTGGAGGACGACAAGCGTATGAGGTCGGTTTCCAAGGTCTCCGTCGATAACCCATCGGCATCTCTTATTGACCGTTTCAATGAAATGGCGGATATACCCATCCTTCAGGGGAGGCTCTTGGAAAATATCAGGATTAAAGAGGGAACAACGACGCGAATCCCTCACGGGCTAGGTCGGAAGTTGAGAGGGTGGATAGTCGTAGGAAACAATATATCGGGCGCTGCGGCATCATTCATTTACGACAAGCAGATTACAAACAAGAACAAGGATAGGGAGCTGTTGCTGTTTCTGAATACCGGCTCCAGCTCGGCAATATACACAATCAGTCTGTGGGTTTTTTAGGAGAAGCGAATGCCTGGAGTAGCGATTACATCACCTTTACCAGTAGTGGGCTCGACAGTAGGGCCTACGTGGGCCACGCAATTGCGAGCTTGGTGTAACGAGGTCGAAACAGACCTTGAAGCCAATATTGTGCCTAGTGAGATTACTGTAAATCAAGATTTTACTTTTGCCGGCTATAAAGCGAAGGATTTAGGTGGAGTCAGGTTTAGCTCGCAGTCTTCTGCGTCTACAGGCTCAAGTAATACAAATTTACTTGAAGTTGTTTCTGAAGATTTATATTTTGTGGATGGCAGCGGTAACTCGATACGTGTCACAAACGGCGGCGCGCTTGATATCACAACTACGGGTGGTATAGGAGGAAACTACACCACAACGACAGCGGAAGTTACATACTCTAGCGCTGATACAGAGTACACATTTTCCGACCATAACACTCCCGCAAGGCCAGCCGGCATCCAGTGCGGAATCATTCGGGTGCGGGAAGAGGCGGCATCGACAAATGCGGTAAGTATCCAGTCTCCTGGAAGCCTATCATCCGCTTACGCGATAACATTACCGACGGGAGTTGGCTCTGGGACCCAGGTCGTTACTTCGACAACGTCGGGAAGTGCTATTTCGCTCGCGGTGTCTTCGAGCTTGGCGCTAACGGGAACGATAGAGGCGGCTTCTGGTATGAAATTCAAGGCGTCGGGCTCCGGCTCCGATACGCTTACACATTTCGAGGACAAGGGAACCACCAGCAGCGCGAGAGGGTTTGACCCTACGGTGGCGGGTGCCTCTGCCGCGACGCTTACCTATACCAAGCGCTATGCTTACTACCAGAAGATTGGCGAGTTTGTTCACGCTTTTGTTTCAATAATCTTTACGTCGAACTGGTCCGGAAGTGTTGCTAGTAAGATTCGGGTTTCGGGACTACCCTATAAAGCGAAGGGTGATTCCATCGGTACCACGACAGGTAACATTGTAGCGTGTGGTTCGTGTGTAAACTACCCACCTGCTGGTCTTGGGGCTCAATCTGGCTATGTAGCGGCTTCGTCGGGCGCTTCACCAACGTCGGTAGCGCAGTTTTGCCCCCAGGTTGTTCCGGTAATGATTGACGACGACGCTGATGTTTACTTCATGAAGTCTGGCATCATGGACTCCATGACAGCCAACGTGAATAACGAGTGGGACGGCTCTGCGACACCTCCCACGTCATCCGGTACTGCGATGACCAATTCACTCGGCGTAACGCTCGCTAATAGTGGAACTCACTATATTACGTTTTCTATTACGTACCGAGCAGGAGGCGCGGCATAATGGCAACCATGCGGTGGCAAAAGGTATCACTCCCCATTAATCAGGGGGTTGATACGAAGACGGACGAGAAGGCGCTTCCACCTGCAAAGCTTGCTAATTTAGAGAACGGTGTCTTTACCAAGGCTGGCAGCATTGTCAAAAGGAACGGATATACCGAGCTCAGCGATGACGTGATTAACCTATCAAGCACACCAACGTCGGTAAGAGGTTTGCACGCAGTAAACAATGAGCTTGTTCTTACGGATGATGAAAGAATTTTTTCTTACGCATCAGAGACGGACCAATGGAGCAATCGCGGAAGGTTTAAGTCTCTCGATATCAACACGGAGGTTGTCGAGGATACGGATGCCCTACAAGTGGGCGCAGACTGCGCGACGGTGCGAAATATAACGGTATACGCATGGGAGGACAGTCGGGGCGGAGTCTACATCTCTGCGGTCAACGAAGAGACAGGTGCGACATGTCTTTCTGCTACGCAGGTCGATGCAAGTGGTGCAAGGCCGAGGGTTGCGGCAGTGGGCTCGTTTATACATGTCTACTTTGCGGTGAGCTCTTCGTTTAAGCAGCTTGTAATCTCTCCGTCGAATATCGAAAAGCTTGTGTCTACTGGTCCGGCAAGCCTCTACACAGAGCTGGCTTCGGACATGCACGGTGACCAAAAATATGACATCTGCACAGACGAGGAGTCTGTTTATATTGCGTATTACACGACTCACGGCTCCAATAAGCTTAAGGTTGTGCGAAGGAAGGCAGCGGGTGGCGCGCTCGCAGACCAGGATTATGCGATAAACCTGGATAAATGCCTAACCATAGCCAAGGAGCCAAATACCGGGAAGGTGTTTGTGGCGTGGCATTACCACACCGACGCTGACACAAAAGCGTATGAGTTAAACGGCGTTGATTTGTCGGTTCTCAAAACGCATACCATCGAGGACAATTTGACGGGTGTCAGGAATATGACGGCAGCATTTAGGGGTGTTTCGTCGGCCAGGCCAAACCTGTATGCGTTAGACCTGGAAGCTACTAGCTCAGCTCAATACGCCTACCTCGGAACTAACACCAAGGGCGATACCCTAGACCTTCGCGAAGACATTACAATCGAGGCGTGGATAAAGTTTGAATCACTCCCAACAAGCAGTGGCTCAATGGAGATTGTCGCAAGGGATGGGAACGCCACCGACCAAAAAGGGTACTATTTCCGATTTACCGATGCCGCAACGGATAAGCTTCAGTATGCGACACGGGACAGTAGCGGCAACTATATAACGGCAGAAACCAATTGGAATGCTCCAGCGACAGATACATGGTTTCATGTTGCTGTAAGCCACGACAAGAGCGCGGGGAAGGTCCAGTTTTACGTAGATGGCTCAGCTCAAGGTTCCGAGATATCCGGCTTAAACACAACAACAGCAGAGTCATCGGAGGCAAAATTTAGCATAGGTTGCAAAATAGCGTCCGACGGAACGATATCTAACAACTTTGACGGCATGATTAGCGAGGTCCGTGTCTGGGATTCGCTCCTCCATCCGAGCGTTATAGCGGCGAATGATATGACAGAAATCGCTGCGCAGACCAACCTGGTTGGGTACTGGCGTTTAAATAATAGCTACGAAGACACATCCGGCAATGAGCAGACGCTGACACCGGGAGGGGCTACGGCGTACACGCTTCCGCAGTTTGTTTATGCCTATGGGGCAGGTCTCACGGTTGGCAAAACATCAACGTTTGCGGCACTGGAAACCGAAACCCTGTCGGACAATTATCAGGCTGTTTTATTTTATGAGGTCCAGGACGCTGCTAATATTTACTGGAAAAACATCGTCAGGAAGGCCGCTGTAACACTTAGCGGAGATATTACTGCGGGCGCAGATTTCAAGCTTCACTGTGGGCTCTCTTCTCATGCCTGGGCCGAGCAGGGAGATGTCCACGTCAACGTAAATATGGACACAACCCTGCAGACCACGTTCTTTACGTACATGGATGACGGTACGTTAATCGCGAAGATGGAGCCAGGGGTAGCATACGGCACAATTACGACGGGTATACTTCCAGGTGTTCAGGACCTGGGGGATAGGTTGTTCCAGTGGACCGGTGGCTACAGGAAAAGGCTCGACTCCGAAGAGTCAACAACAACCTCGGGGAGTGAGTACGAAGGCGTGGATGCCACGACGGACGGAACGGCGAACGCTGTTTATACCGCGCCAGGGATTAAAAGGTTCCGGATGAACTTCAACGCGGAGCAGTCACATCAGGCCGTTCAGGTTGGGAGAACGTCTTACCTTAGCGGTGGAATGCTTTGGCAGTATGATGGGAGTGTTGCAGTGGAGTCGGGGTTCCACGTGTACCCGGAGAAGTTTACGGTTGCAGTGTCTGCCGGTACTGGGCTCACAGCAAGTAGGTATTATTTTTATCGGGTCTACGCCGTGTGGACAAATGCGAACGGTGAAACAGAGCGCTCCGCATGTCCGGCGTCTATCTCCCAGATGATGCCCGGCTCAACTAACCTAGAGTGTACACTAACAATCCCGACGATATCCCACACAAACAAACTTGCCTCCAACGGAGTCGCGCCGATACATTTCGAGGTTTATCGGACGACGGCGGACCCGCTAGCAAACTCGCCATTCTATAAGGTCTCGTCCGATGACCCAACAGACACAACCGGTGAAAACAGGTACGTGACCAACGACCAAACGACTCAGACGGTTACGTTTGTCGATGAACTTGCGGATACGGTAATCATTGCCAAGGAAATTGATTACCAGAACTCTGGGGAGTTAGACAACATAGCGCCACCGTCGGCATCAATTATCGCGGAGGGAAAAGATAGGATATGGCTGGCCGGATTTGAGAATGCTTCCGAAGTGCAGTACTCAAAACAGCATTTTGCGGGCAAGCCGGTAGAGTTTAACGATGCTCTTAGGCTGACAATCCCGGAGTCTGGCGGCGCGATTACTGGCCTCCGAGTCATGTCGAACAACCTCGTTATATTCAAGAAGCGCTCTATTTATGTTTTGCCCGGTGATGGGCCGAATAATTTAGGGTTTGGCCGGTTCGGTGCTGCTCAGCTTGTATCTAATGATGTCGGCTGTAAGGACCAGAGGAGTCTTGTCGATACCCCGCTAGGCATCATGTTCCAATCGGAAAAAGGTATATATGTCCTGTCGAAGGGGTATCAAGTTGCTTATGTTGGGGCTGCGGTTGAGGGGTATAACTCGCAAACTGTTACGGATGCGATTCTAATAGGTAATAAGAACCATGTTGCTTTCCTTACCGCAAGCGGCAGGACATTACTGTTTGATTATCTCTTTCAGCAATGGTCAACGTTTACAAACCACGAGGGGACCAGTGCAGCATTTTGGAATAACTCCTTTTGTTACGGCAGAGGCACCGGCAAGGTATACAGGGAATCAACGACCACATTCACGGATGCAGGCTCTCCGATAAAGTTAAAAATCGAAACCGCGTGGATAAAGATGGACACCCTTCAGGGGTTCCACCGTGTGAGGAGGGCCATGGTTCTCGGTGAGTTTAAGTCAAGCCATCGCCTTGCTATGGATATTTCATACGACTACGAGCCCTTGCGGAGACGGCTTATATTTGACGCAGATGCAAAGATGGAAACAACGACATTCGGAGACCCCGCCGACCCGAGCGAGTTCGGTGATGGCACTCCTTTTGGTAGTGGCACAACGACGAGCGAAATGGAAAGCAACGTTTACCAGTTTAAGGCTCACTTGCCTGTCCAGAAATGCCAGTCAATAAAGTTCTATTTTGAGGATATTGAGGCAGTCGGCAAGGCTCTTGCTGAAGGCTACGAAATAACAGAGCTAATGTTAGAGGTAGGAATGAAGCGCGGAGCGTTCAAAGTCGCAGATACAAGGAGTATTTAATGGACCCGTTTACAGCAACGTTAATTATTGGTGGGGCTATGGCCGCCGGTGGATATTTGGGACAGAAGGATGCCCCGGAGCTACCACCCCACTTAAAGGGGATACAATACGACTATCAGCTCTCCGGCAGAGGGGAGCGTGCGAACGAACTACGAAGGTTTGCGAGTGACGTTGACAAGCGCGACATCCTGCGATTGCGTGACCCATCCGGCTTTGCAATGCAGCAACGAGGACTTGAAGAGTTATGGAGAACAAGGGATGAGGGCGACCAGCTAGCCAGAAAGCAGCTTTTTGCCGATGCGGATACCGCAGCAGCTCGGGCGAGGGGAATGGCAGTTGCTCAGGGACCCCAAAACCAAGCGATGGCAGCTCGTCAGGCGATGATGCAAAGCGGCGCAGCTCAGCGTGAGGCAGCGGGCAGGTCTGCGATGGCAGACATTGCTGCAAAGAGAAGCGCGAGAGAGCTCTACCAAAGAGCTGCGCTCGGTCTTTCGGGGCAGCAGCTACAGAGGGGTATGGCAGACATACAGGGGCAGGTCGGACAGCAGCAATGGAAAGACAAGATGCGGCTTACCGGCATACAACAGCGCGCAGAAGAAGCGTACAGGCAGGCTGTACTCTCTGGCGACAAGGAGAAGATGCGGCTGGCAAGGGCGCAGATGGAGATAGCTCGACAAAACGCAGAGGTTACATTTGGCGAGGCCGCGCTTCAGACTGGCGCGATTGCAGTCGGCGCGATGGGGCAAGCGGGCGCCTTCGGCGGCGGCAGCAGCGGCAAGGGTTCCATAAGTCAAGCGTCCACAATGAGCCCGTATGCAAATATACAGATGCCCGAGATAGGCTCCACGCTCCCTGAGTGGGGGAGTAACTCATACCGGAATAACCTGTACCTATAGGATGAAACAATGCCAGATAATCAGCCATATGACTGGGAAACAAGGGAAGACTATGAAGCGAGGATGCGAAGACAAGGGCTTGAGAGTCTGGATTATGTAACCGAAGGGTTGCCGCTTGGCCATCCCGGCAGGGAGGAGTGGGTAGGTCATGGCAATGTTCCCGTGGGGAAAGATGAGTTTCCGCGAGATTTTCAGCGTCAGCCAGGTGCTGAATTTGTAGGAACATCTGGAGGCGAGCCTACGGGTGTGATGACTCGACCCGAGGACCTTGCTTTTTCCCGCTACTCGGTCAGGCCGGATGGCCTCGGTGTTAGTGAGGTTGAAGTCTTAGGCCCAGAAGAGGCGCGGCTGGCTAGGCTTCAGGAGGAAGGACTCGGTGGAGCTCCTTCGCTAAGACCACCGGCGGAATTTGCCGAGATACAGAGACGAGGCGAGGCGGAAGTTCTTGCACGGATGAAGCCGATGGACAGGCTAGAATATCTGCAGAGCGTAAGCCATG